TAAATATATACTTATATAAATATATAACCATGTTCAATTTCAAAAAGGGGGGTTGGGGGGTTGGTTTTATATTGCACTAACCCTTAAAACTATCTCATAATAATTAACTGTTCCAGAACATTTCATTAAAAAGATTCCCACCCACCCACCACTATCGTGTTTAAATTGATTTTAAAAGGGTTTTAACAGCTTTTTAGGGGGTAGGTAAGGGGGTAGTAGCCTAACAGCCACAAAACGCCGTAAAACTCGTTTAAATGCGTTTACGTAAATTACTCAATATGATGACCTTTGTATATATATAAGGTCTAAGCATCTCATTAACTAACTATCACCCCTTTGCGGGTACATTACTAATAAGTTTATTAGGACTATTAATGGCAAAACTAACACTGAACACTATTGGGAGTAGATATGGGTCTATTGATGCGCTGAATGATAATTCAGACCTCATCGAAGCCGCATTTGAAAACACTCTCAGCCGAGATGGTACTGGCCCAAATAACATGCTGGCCAACCTAGACATGGATGACAATTCAATTTTGAATGTGGATCAATTCTATGCAAGTAAACTTTACCTTAATGGTGAAGTAGTAGTTCTTTCAGATTTAGCAATACTAAATAGGGTGAGTGTTAAAGACTTTGATGCTGTGGGTGATGGGGTAGCAGACGACACATTTGCAATTCAAGCCGCCGTTGATGCATGTTTTACAAGTGGTAAAACTGTGTATGTGGATGCAGGGACATACGCCGTAACCAGTATTAAGATTTATCCAAACACCATTCTTCAGTTTGATGCTAATGCAACATTTAAGCAAACAGCAAACGGGTTTGCCATTCGCACATCAACCAGCCCCTCTGTAACTGTCCCAACCACTTCTGTTCTTTATGCAAAGATTTTCAATGCACGAATCAACATGAACAACTGCACTGGTGCAGGGATATTTTTAGAAGGTGCTCAATCATGTGTTGTTGACAATGCGATTATTACCAACGTAGGTAGCGGAACATTTACGTACAACGATGGCGTAACTAACAACGCAAACTACCGCACATCAGCAATTATGATTAAGGGCATCACTGGTGTGGCTGGCCCTTACTACAACCAGATCAACCATTGCCGAGCTAATGGAGGCGGTAGCTCAAACACTAACAGCGGTATTTGGCTCGGCACAACCATTGGTAGTACAGACAATCAACGAGCTAACCTAAACCAAGTTAACCACTGCGTTTTTTCTTCGTTTGGTGAAGGCATCTCAATGTGGATAGGTAGCGACAATAGATTTATCCAACCAGAAGTTTCTAGCTGTGGAACAGGCATTGTTGTTGGAAATCCAACCTTGTACACTTTGAATTCTAACGGAAATAGTTTTCACCAAGTTTATGCAGAAGCATGTACTTTAGGGATGAATCTAACGACCAGAAGTTTAGACTCCACTGTTTTTGGTTTTGCTTCGTTGTCTAGCACTACAACTGGTCTTGTAGACAGTGGTGAACGCACTTACGTTGCTGAATTAAGGGCCACCTCTCAAATTGCAAATACACCACGGTCTTATCCGGGAGGGTTTATTCTTCCAAACCCCGGAACAGCAACTGCTGGAACATTAGTAAGCGAGTTGCTAGGATATTACGAAACTGGAACTTTTACCCCAATATTAGCAGATGACCAATCAGCGGGTAATGTTGCAACCATTGGTACTGCCAGTGGCTTGTACACAAGAATTGGCAACCGAGTATTTGTGACCATCTCTCTTACAAACATAACCACCACAGGTATGACTGCTGGTAATCAAACATTTATTCGGGGACTACCTTGGAATGTAAATTCTACCACTGACCTTCGTTCGGCTGGTGCTGTTTCATTTGCGTTAATTACAACAGCCACTGGTAGCATTACTACTCGTGCAATTGCTGGAACTGATTACATCAGTCTATTTGAGCAAACAACCACAGGACAGGCAACACTTTTAGTTTCAAAGTACACCAGTGGCAGCGCAGACTTGTACATTGAACTTTCTTACCAAGTGTAATTACGAAAGCAGTACATGATAAAAATTGATTTTACTATTAATGGGTTTACAGATGCTTTGCATTTAGCTGACGATCACGGCTTGACTGATGTTGAAATTGAAGCCATGAAGCAAGCTAGATATGACAAGTGGGATGCTTTTGTCAAGAATCCCCCCATTGTAGTTGACGAGTCTGTTGAGGAGTAATTATGGCAAACAGATATTGGGTTGGTGGAACGGGGACATGGAATACTTCATCTACAACTAACTGGTCAGCATCTTCTGGCGGAGCTAGTGGGGCATCCGTTCCCACTGCTGCTGATTCTGTATTTTTTGACCAAGCTAGTACGTATACAGTTACACTAACTGGAGCATTAACTTGCTTAGATATTACAGTGTCCGCAGGTACAGTAACATTTTCTGGAAGTGGAACACCTACTATTAGTGGTTCTATGTCTTTAGTTGCAGCAACTGTTTGGAATGCTACAGGTTTAATTACATTTAATGCTACAACAACTGGCAACACAATCACTACTAATGGCGTTAGTCTTTCAGCATCTATTACCTTTAACGGTGTAGGTGGTAGTTGGCAACTTGGAAGTGCACTAACTACTGGTGCTACCCGTGTAACCACACTAACCGCTGGCACATTAGATTTGGCAAGCTATACGTTAACTAGTGGTTTGTTTACTTCTTCCAATACTAACACTAGGGTAATGGCTTTTGGTACTGGTAAGATGGTTATAACGGGCTTAAACGCATCGGTTTGGACAACATCCATATCGACAGGTTTGACCATGACCGGAACAAGGACGGTTGAATTCACCGGGGTTGGCACAGCCGGACAAACTCGCACTATAACCGGAGGGTCTACTACCACTGACGGAACTGCTGCAAATGCAGTTAATATGTATTTTAAAGCTGGTGTGGATATTATTTCACTTGGTACTGGAAACCGTGTGTACGGAACACTGGATTTCACTGGGTTTTCTGGTTCAACAATTGCTAACATTGCGCCGCAAATTTATGGTGATTTAGTGCTTTCTACGGGTATGACTGTTACTAGCGGCACTAACATATGGACTTTTGTTGCAACCACATCACAAACTATTACCACTAACGGAAAAACTATTGACAACCCAATTAGGTTCAATGGTATTGGCGGCACTTGGGCAATGCAAGATGCACTGACGCTTGGTTCAACTCGCAACTTGACAATGACTAACGGCACGTTGCAACTCAAATCTGGCACAACAAATACAGTCGGAGCACTTCTCACCGCAGGTACAAACCAAAAGTTTCTTCAATCCACAACGCCGGGAACGCAAGCTACTTTATCCGACTCAAGCGATACAAACAGTGTCAACTATTTGACCATCCGAGACATTAACGCTACAGGCGGTGCAATATTTGAAGCTTATGTTACTAATAATAACGTAAATGCTGGCAATAATACAGGTTGGGATTTTTATCCAGTTACAAATTCTATTTATGATAGTTTACAGTTACGTGGTTACACAGGAACAGTAACTGATATGTTGTTACAATATTATAAAGCAAATGGTGCTACTAGTAATAGTTTACAAGATGCAGAGTCTCAGTTTTTAATTATTAAAGGTTATACTTTAGGTAGTAATACCGATAAGTGGTATGCTTATTTACGTAGTTTAAGTTTTACTGGAACTGTTACTGACATGTTATTTGACTATTGGAAAGACCCTGTATAATGTCTGAAATAAGCCACAAAGAAATTTATGAGCGACTTATTGCTGTTGAAAACAAAGTTGATACAGTTGCACAAAATACTAAAGATGTAGTAAACGCTTTTCATGCAGCACAAGGGGCATTTGTTGTTTTAGAATGGATTTCTAAAATAGCTAAACCTTTATTATTTATTGTTGGTCTTTCTACTGTTTGTGTAACGTGGTGGAATAACAGATGATTGCTGAACTTGCTGCTGCTAATGCAGCTTTTCAAGTTATTAAAACTGCATTAAACAACGGTAAAGAACTATCAGCTATTGGTGGTAAAGTTTTTGATTATTTTGATAATAAAGCAAAAATACAAGAAAAAGCTACTAAGAAAACAAATAAAAATGGTGATCGTTCGGATATGGAAGAATTTATGGCTCTTGAGCAGCTTAATGCCCAAGAGACTGAGTTACGTGAACGTATGATATATGCAGGTCGCCCCGGTCTTTGGGAAGATTGGATAAAGTTTCAAGCACAAGCTGCTAGCCGTAGACGTAGAAATAAAGAAATTGCTGCACGAAATGCACTAATTCGCAAACAAAAAATAAGTGATTTGATTGACGTTATAGTTCTATCTGTAGCATTTATTATTTTGGCTATACTAATATTGTATGGTATTTATATTTACGTTGTATATTTTTAATAGGAAGAGTATATGTTTCCATTAGCTGCAATATTAGATGTTGGTACTAAACTTATAGATAAACTTATTCCTGATCCGCAAGCTAAAGCACAAGCACAACTTGATTTAGCTAAAATGGCACAGGATGGTGAGTTAGCTAGATTAACTAACGACACTAAACTATATGAGATAGAACAAACTGCTGTATCAAATAGGTGGCAAGCTGACATGGGGTCAGATTCTTGGTTGTCTAAAAACATTCGACCAATGGCCCTTATTGCAATTTTTGTAGCATACTTTGTATTTACAATGATGAGTGCTTATGGATATAACGCACAAGAATCATACGTACAGTTACTAGGTCAATGGGGACAAATTATTTTCTTAGCTTATTTTGGCGGTAGAACTGTTGAAAAATTAGCAGATATGCGGAGTAATAAATGAAACTATCCAATAACTTTACACTTGAAGAATTAATTAAATCAGAGACAGCAATACGCCGTGGCATTAATAATACTCCTTCCTCTAGTGTCGTTGAAAATTTACAACAACTGGTTACTAACGTGCTGCAACCCATACGGGATAAGTTTGGCCCCATTACTGTAACTAGTGGTTATCGTTCAGCACAGTTAAATGTAGCTATAGGTGGTAGTGCTACTAGTGACCATGTATTAGGCATGGCAGCAGACATTGAAGTTCTTGGATTAGACAACAAAGTTTTAGCGCAATATGTCCAAAATAATATTAAATTTACGCAATTAATATTAGAATTTTACACTGAGGGTGATCCTCACAGTGGTTGGGTACATATTAGTTATGATAAAGATGATTTAAAACAAGAAGTATTAACCGCCGTTAAACGTAACGGTAAAACAGTTTATTTAAAAGGAATCTAAAATGCCATTAAAAGAAGGTAAAAGTAAATCAGCTATTTCTAAAAACATTAAAAAAGAAATGGATAGTGGTAAAAGTCAAAAGCAAGCTGTAGCAATTGCTATGTCTAAAGCAGGTAAAAGTCTGCCAAAACGAGGCGAACGAACTGCTAAAAATAAAGCTAAAAAATGAAGCTCGCTTACATAATTTGGGAAGATGCATCTGAATTAGATGTAACTGCATGGACATTTCAAGACGAAGGATTTGTGTATGTGCCAGTGTTATGTAAGCAAGTAGGGTGGGTTGTTTATGATGGCCCCGAAGGTATTATTCTTACGCAAGCAGTTACTAGTAATGGTGAAATAGCTAGACGTAATCAAATACCTAAACAAATGATTAGGAGTATCGAATGGTTGACCGAACCAAGTTCCTTGATGGCAGCGGCAAGCGAGTAATATTACAACTCTTTAAAGAGTTTGCTCGTCCTGATGTTAAGTTTAAACCTGTATATACATTACAAGAATGGAAAGATGTATTTCTTGATTGTCGTGATCCTTCAGAATACCAACCTGCACAACTATTGCTTGGGGATTGGGAACACTGGCTTGAAGTACGTAACCATGCTTTAATTAAACCACATGTAGATAAGTGGCAAGCCGAACTAGAAGTAAAGTTGCGTTCAGAAGCAATTAATCAAATGAAGAGTCATGCTAAACAACCGGGAGGCACTGCTGCTGCTAAGTGGTTGGCTGATAAAGGATATGCCTCAGAAGCCGTTAAAAAGCCCGTAGGAAGGCCTAAAAAGGAAGAGGTAGAACTACCCCCTATCCCTAGTCGTATTGCAGGTGATATGGCTCGTTTAGGAATTGTAATTGGAGGTAAACGATAATGCCATTTATGACCAACGGTAAACGTGATTATAAAAAACAATACGAAAAGTATGATGGTAAAGAGGATGTAAAAAAAGATCGGGCTAAACGTAATGGTGCACGCCGTATGTTGGAGCGTGAAGGTAAGGTTAGCAAAGGTGACGGTAAAGATGTAGACCACAAAAAGCCACTAAGTAAAGGTGGCAGTGCTAGTCGTGGTAATTTACGTGTTACTAGTAAGAGTGCTAATCGTAGTTTTGCCCGTAAGAAGAATGGAACAATGAAATGAAACCCAAATCAAAAGTTAATTCTGCTAATGTTTATACAAAACCAACTATGCGTAAAGAGTTGTTTAAAAAAATTAAAGCTGGCACTAAAGGTGGTGATCCCGGTGAGTGGTCAGCACGTAAAGCACAGTTGTTAGCTAAAGAATACAAAGCTAAAGGTGGAGGGTATAAATCATGAGTAAAACTGCTAAACACTATTTACCAAGTGGCAAAGAATATAAAGGCCCAATTCATAAGATGGGCAGCCAGTTACATACTGGAGCAAAACACTCTGAAAAGAGTCAAAAACTTAGCCATACACCGCCTAAGAAAAAGAAATGAAAAATCCACAACAATCTTTAAAGGAGTGGACAGCACAAAAGTGGCGAACATCTGATGGTAAACCATCTAAAGGTAAAAAACGATATTTACCTGATGCTGCTTGGGATGCACTTTCTTCTTCTGAAAAAGCTGCTACTAATAAAGCTAAAGCTAAAGGAAATGCTAAAGGCAAACAGTTTGTAGCACAACCTAAAAAAATTGCTTCTAAAACATCTAAATATCGTTAAAGGATATACATGGCTAAAGACCCAAGATTAGAACGTGCTGGTGTATCTGGTTTTAATAAACCTAAACGCACACCTAGTCATGCTACTAAATCACACGTAGTAGTTGCTAAAGAAGGCGACAAAGTAAAAACTATTCGTTTTGGTCAACAAGGTGTGACTGGTGATAAACAACCTACAGCACGACAAAAAAGTTTTAAAGCACGACATGCTAGTAACATTGCCAAAGGCAAGATGAGTGCTGCATATTGGGCAGATAAAGTTAAATGGTAATGACTGAAAAAGAACTAGTAAAGCAAGCGGCAGAAGCTGACTTGCTTACATTTATTCGTCTTGTTGCACCCCATCGTGTGTTGGGTTCAGTGCATGAGGAGTTGTGTGCTTGGTGGCAACGTCAAGATGCTAAGGATAACCAACTTGTGTTGCTTCCTCGTGACCACCAAAAGAGTGCAATGATTGCCTATCGTGTGGCACACCACATTACTAAGCATCCTGAAGCTACAGTGTTATATGTATCTGCTACAGCTAACTTGGCTGAAAAACAATTAAAAGCTGTTAAAGACATTCTATTATCTGATATTTACCGTTTCTATTGGCCTGAGATGGTTAATGAAATGGAAGGTAAACGAGAGCGTTGGGCTGCGGATGAGATTAGTGTTGACCACCCTAAGCGTAGAGCAGAGGGTATTCGTGATGCAACTATTAAAGCAGCAGGTATTACAGCTAACGTAACAGGGTTGCATTGTTCTGTTGCTGTGTTAGATGACGTAGTAGTCCCTGATAATGCCTATTCTCAAATTGGACGTGACCAAGTAAGGGCATTCTATTCACAATTATCCTCCATTGAATCTACTGGTGCTAAAGAGTGGGCTGTAGGTACACGTTACCATCCCGGTGACTTGTACAAAGATATGATGGAAATGAATGAGTCCTACTATGATGAGGATAAGGACGAAGAAGTCGAGTTGGAAGTGTACGAAACATTCGAACGTGTTGTCGAGACTAATGGTGAATTCCTATGGCCTAAACAACGGCGTACAGATGGTAAGACTTTTGGTTTTGACCAAAAAGAATTAGCCCGTAAAAAAGCAAAGTATTTGGATATTACTCAGTTTTATGCCCAATACTACAATAACCCTAATGCTGTGGAAACACAGCTTATTGACCGTAGTAGGTTTAACTACTATGAAAGGGATAAGATTGAAAACTTTAGCGGTGCTTGGTACTTTGGTGATAAGCTTCTCCATGTGTATGCAGCTATGGACTTTGCTTACACAGTCAGTAACAAC